AAGCCATAAGTCTCTGCTAAACAGCAATATAATAAGCCATTTGGGAAGTTTAAACTAATATAATTAGTTGTATTATCAGAGGCTAAAGTTGCTGGCATCTTATTATAGTGCACTCTAAATTTATAATTTGTATTAGGTGTAGGAGCTAAAAAGATACGTCCAGAATTAGTATCTCCATCTCCAGTAGCATTACCAAACATAGCATAGTATTTTGGTTTACCTTGAGCTGCTGATGTTCCTGTAACAGGTTGATATTCTTGTAAATAAGTTACATCTTTTTTAAGTAACCATGTGTTTGTACCAGTAAGCACGGAAGAAGAATCATAGACTTGTATACCTCTAATAAACAAGGCTCCTCCTGGAGCGTTAATTGTTTCTTGACCGGGAACCAGGTTTCCAGATTGTTGTTTTCTGTCTGCATCAATCGGAATATCACGCATAATTCTATATTGTGCGTTTAAAATAATATTTTCTAATTGATCTGTAGATAGAACATTTGAATCTACTTCTGTGTAATTTCTAATTTGTGTAACTAAAGTGCTATAACTAATTCCTGCCATTATGCTGATAGTGTGACTGGTCCTACTGAACAGCCAACGCCTCCTCCATTTATATCTCCATTTGTAGCAGTATCTGTATCAACAGTAAAATAAAAATTATTTGCTATTACATAATCTGTAGAAACTCTAGCACCATCTTTAAAAACTCCAGTTGTTATTGCATATCCAGCAGCTTTTGCAATATTAGCTCCTGTAATACCGTCAAAATTAGAAGGATTTGAAAATTGAAAAGTCCCTCCACTTGCTGTAATTGCTAAAGGTGGTCCTCTAAATCTATATGTTGTTCCGTTAGTTAATCCATGTCCAGGCGCAAAAACATTTATAACTCCTGATCCAGATTGATAAGTTTTAAATGCATCTTCTTGTAATAAATAAGGTGCATCTGTTTCAGTTCTTGCAGGACGAGCTCTTTTTAATCCTTGAGGATCAGCACTAGTGGCTTTTGGTTGTAATTGAGGTTGCTTCGGTTCAAATTCTGAAATATGAACAAAAGATCCATTCCACTCTCTAACCATTTCATTATAAGGAAATTGTAATCCTGATCTATCTGATATAGCCAACGCATATTTTCCTGATGCAAATCTTGCCATTAACCAGTTTCTCCAAAGTAAGTTTTAGGTGTTATGTAAGTGCTTGTTGAAGAACCATCTTCAGTTAAAGCTCTATTTAATTCATCTTCATAATAAAGTTTCATTTCTTGTGATCTTTGTGGAGCAAATTTTTGTGATAAATAAAAAGCTAAACCTGCAACCATACAAGGAACAAATCTATATGGAACATCCGTAGCATTTGTATAATCACCTGCATCTTGAATTCTTTTAACATAATAAAAATTAATTGTTTTTCCAGCTTCTGAACTACCTGGAGTTAAATATAAAGTTATAGTTACTCTATCAATTAACCTTTGAACAAAATATTGAGTTGGTGTTCCTGTTGAAGTTTTATTTGACAGCGCTTGATAAGTTGCTCTATTTATTTTTGTTAACGGAGAATCAACGCTAGAAGCATTTCTATAAGCAGCTTCTAAAATATCGTCTACACCATATATAGCTGTTGCATCAGAAGTTCCATCATCAGTTGATCTATACATCGTATAAACAGATTGATTATTAACTAAAGTAATACTGTTGTTAGCAACTTCCCAATAATGTAAACCTCTATTACCCCATTCTTGAAACATTATATTTAAAGAACGTCTAGCTGTTTTTAATTGATTACCAGAAACTCCTTGAAGACCAATTCTCTCATAAGCATCTTCTATAATTTCATCAATAGAAAAGTTTTTATCGAATACAACTGTGCCCGAAGTAGTATTAGCCATTTAACCTCCTAGCCTGTGTAGCCGATAGTAACTGATGTTGTATTTGTTAAATCTAAATATATACCAGTTCTACATCTTATACCGCTTCCAGGTACGTAAATATCTAATCCTTCAGTTCCGCAATTACCTTCGAATACTAAAGTTCCAGATGCACTTGTTCCATCGTAAAGTTTGATATTACTATTCGCAACGCCTTCAGCTTGAATATAAGTTATTCTAGCTGGTCCAATAAATGAACCTGAAGCGTCTGTTGCTCTACCAAATCTACCGTCAGAAGTTCTACAAGAAAACTGTTGGTCTGATGTTGCCATTTTTTATCTCCTTAAATTAAGCGTGGGGCCGAAGCCCCACACTAATTATCTATTAACTATTTGCAAAAGGTGTTGCTTCAGTACCTGTACCGATTAACACTGCTTCTACTAAATATACATTGTCTTCAAGTGCAGTAATAGTAACTGTGCTACCTTTATCTCCACCTGTAGTTCCACCGTTCATGCTGATAACATCATTAGCTGATGCTGGAACGAACGTGTTATTTGTTCCGTCTGCTACGTTTACAACAGTTGCATGACCAACAAATTTGTCAGTCCCATCTGTTTTAATATCGAAGTCAGATGAATCTGTGCCTACAAAAAATTTGTAAACAGCTCCTAATTGGTTGTTTGCATTAGGATCATTGTCTCCAGCTGCAGCGCCTTTGCTATCTGCTTTAATTGTTGGAAGTGTGATTGCGCCATCTGCATCATTACATTTAATAACTTTTCCTGCGTGAGCAGCGAAAGTTAAAGTAGTTTCTGCTGTGATGTTAACAATCGAATCAGGTCCTGCAGTAACAAATCCTCTTAAAGATTTTACTGGTCCTGAAAATGTAGTTTGTGCCATAATTATATCCTCCTAGTTTACAGATCATAGTCTCTAGGCCGTCGACTATACGCGTCTATGATCTTTAATAATTGTATAGTAAGAAAGTTATACCTCTATTTTTTAAAGAGTGCAAGAGAGCCTGTAGTGAAAGTGATAGTTTTAGATCGTAGCTTTTTATTAAGTAGCTACTGAAACTTCTGGAGCAGCATCATCAACTCTATTTTGCAAATGAGCTTTTTGAGCTTCTGCTAGTTTAATATGGTTTATAACTTCTCTGATCTTATGATCAATGTTAACCATATTGAGAGTATATCTACCCTCATTTAGATGCTCCTGTTCCCAGTTCAACTCCAAGGACCTTTTTTGTTTGTAAAGGTCGTTCAAGTGTGTCTGCATCGTGGACCTCCTCATAGGTAATCCATTTTTTACGGGTATCGTAAAATCCCGTTGTATCCCATTTTATATCAGATTGTCCTAATCTGTCAACTATAGATTGTTCTATAGCTTCAGCGGAATCTTCACACTTAAATTTAAATTTAGTGCGGTACCCATAAGCATATATAATAACTTGGAATTCCTTTAGCATAAATTTCTGTATTTGCAATAAAAAAGGGGCGGTTTTGAGGCCGCCCCTTAAATTTAGTTAGAATTAAGCACCTTCTACGCCGAAGATACCTCTAGGGTCTGATACGCCAAATACGTATCTTTCTCTAGCTTTGTATCTTACGTTTCCAGTATCGAAATCGCCTTCCATCTTAGTTGTGATGGGTGCTCTTTCGAAATACTTCATTCCGTTAGGTACATCTGTGATGATGTAGAACGCATCTGTGTCAGTTAAGTAGTTGTTCACTCTATAACCTTGAGGAACCATTCCCATAGACGCGATTGCGTTGATGTCATTATCAGCAGTTCCAGTTCTACCTTGAGACTTCATCAATCTCTCAGCTGTGAATTGTAGTTCACTTGGAATTACCATTTTAACACCTCTAGCAGCAATTTTAAGACCTCTTTCGTCTGTCATTGCAGCGATGTCTATTAAAGACTGCTCCAATGAAGTTTCGTTTAAGTCAGCTTGCGTAGTTAAAGTGTTTTTGAATGTACCCGAGATTGTTGGGTGAGAAGTGTTAAATAAAGAAACACCATCACCAGAATCAAATCCATCTGTAGATGGAAGACCCTGAATCAACGGATTCACTGCTTTCACTTGTTTTGTGTTTGACATCGATCTAGCTAAAGCTTTTGTGTATCTAGAAGCTAGTTTGTCATAAAGGTTGTCCTCAACTGCTTCCTCAGTGATTGAAAACCCAAGAGCTACTGTCTCGTGAGTGTATCTTGCTGTGAAAGTTTCTTGAGCACTGTCGAACGCAACGCCAGAACCTTCTGGTTTTACTTGCGCTTGTCCGAACCCTGACAACATTACTTCTTCTTCAAAAGCTCTGTCAGATGTCTCTGTAGTATAAATTTCAGCATGCTGATTTTCATACCTTTTGTATTCCAGGCCAAATAGTGCATTTAATCCTGGCTCTAGTTCTTTGACTAGTTGATTACGTGATATCGCCATAATTATAATCCTCCTATTAGATACCTGTTAGTTGTTTGTAGAAATGTTCGTTAATAACGACTCTCCAGACCACGTTTGCTGATCCGACTTCATCGTTATCGATATCTCTACTGATACCAACTATCTTTAATTGTTGTGAACTAGTACCCAACGTACTGTCATCTAGAGTTGTTCTAGATATGTAGTTAGGAGTAGCCCCTGCTGAATAACTTATTTCAGCTGTGTTACCAACGTCTGTCGCCGCTGATGCACCACTGTTGTTAGATCTAACTTCGTAGATCTGACCTGGGTCATCAGTTATGAACGCCACGATATCTGTAGCTGTGTTAGAGCCTTGCAGATAGTTTTGAAACGTTGGCTTACTTGTTGTCGCGTCAGTGTAGAATACACCATTTAACGAACCTAAGTTATTTTCCGTAGCTGCTGCAGCAACTGCTGCTTTTCCTGTGTTAGCCATTGCCACCATATCTTGGTGGTAGATAGCTGTAGAGGAAGCTGCTACTGGATATTCACCCAGACCGCCCTGATCTCTATTCTGACCCGCTTTCTTTAAAGGCCTCAATCCGAAGCCTGTTGATGACGAGTTTGCCATTTGTTTCTCCTTGTTTATTTAATCGTTGGTTTGAATCGTTAAAAAATTAACTTTTCTTGCCACCGAAGGTTACACGAGTCTGCTTATCTATATTGATAGGCATCCTTCTGTCCTGTTCCTTCATGAGGTCGTTATCGACTGCTTCAACGTTTTCATTCGCTTGTCTAGCGTAATATTTCGCACGTTGTTGCGCGATCTCAATTGGTACCCTTGTCAGCACAAGGCCTCCGTGCCCGATCACCCCTGAATACTTGCCGTCTGTGACTACTGGGTAATCATCCTCTGGATATTCATCGGCTCTAACTAACTCGTACCCGGATCTTAATCTTCCTTGTACATTTTTAGTGTCGACGTATCCTAGAACTTCTACCCTGACCCATCTGTGTCTGAATCCATCAGGCGCGTTAGGTGTATCTAAGTACGATGGTGGAGCCCAAACCTTTGTTCGTTCTTTTTTTACTCTGGTTTGACTCGCACGGGAAGTTTTCTTTTCTTCTTTTTTCATATGCTATACCTCCTTCGTGTTCATTAACTGTTTCGCATATTCTTCTAGTGGCACACCTAATTTTTTAGCGATTGCTACTTGGCTCGGTGTGAGTTTTACCGTTTTGCGACTAGTCTTTGTACTACGCGTTGCAGATGCAACAGTTTGTGTAGGTTTACTTGTCGGTTTATTATCTACAGGTTTATCAAATTTATGGGGAAATTCAACCCTAATTCTTTTGTCGATTTCCTTATAATATTCTTCACTCTGAGGGTCAAAACCTTCTTCTTCGGTAAGTTTTCTATGAAGATCAAAAGCAGTGTAAGTCATTGCACTATCTTTACCAAACCAATCATTCTTAGATGCCCAATCCTCAGCTTTAGGATCTGGTGCAGCTTGAGAAGGAGTGAACGGCTGTTTTTGTTCTACAGGTTTCTCTGCAGCAGCTTTCTTCTCCATTTCTAGTTTAGTTTTTAATTCAGCAACTCTAGCTTGTTCGTATCCAAGTTGTGAAATAGATGTTAATGCTTCAACTTCAGCTTTTTTATCATCCGCCTCTCTAGCTGCGATCAACTTTTGTTGAGCAGCTAAAAGAGAAGATTTAACTCTTCCTTCCATTTCAGATGTATAATTTTGATCTAAATTAGAAACTTTTGATGTTAAATCATCTCGTTCTTTTTGTATTCGTCTAGCGTAAGCTAAAGCTTCCTCTCTTTGTCTTTCCGCTTCACGATATCTTTTTGTTAGTTTAGCAATTCTTTTTTGAACTGAATCACTATACTTTTCATGTTCATCTTTCTTTGGTTCAGCGGACTTATTATCGTCTGTAGTAGTTGTTTCATTAGGAACCTCCACTTCATTTGTTTCTGGTTTTTTGTTTTCTTCTAATTGAACCTCGGCACCAGGACCTGATGTATCAATATCAACTGTTTTTTCTTCAGCTGGCATAGCTTCCTCCTATGTTAAAATTCATGGATTATATCTTCGGGGTTATCCACGGTTGCTAAAATCTCATCGTCGTTGAGCATTCTAACTTCTCCCCCTTCTATTTTAATTCTTGATCCTGCATATCTTGCAAAGATCACCCAGTCTTTCTCTTTACACCACGGACCGTCTGGATATCTTTCTTTGTCCGTGTAACAATCAGGGCCCATTCTTAAAACTAATCCACATTGAGAAGCAACTTGTTGTCTCTCTAATGAGGTTTCAGCTATAATAATACCCCCTTTAGTTTTCTCTTTCATTTTGAAAGGTAAAACTAACATTCGCCAACCTGTTGGCTTTGGCAATTTTGATGATTCTGTTGTAATTTCTTTTTCTTTTTCTTCTGGTTTAGATTCGTATTTTTCTATGAGTGCGTTCCTGTGTTTAGGAATCTCTTTTGATTTTGATAATGGTTCCGTCTTTGTCATCTTGCTCCTTTTGTTTCAGCAGGTTGGATATTTCCTGTGTAATATATTGGTACGTTCGTACCTGTCCTAACATATAGTTGTACTTTTCCATATTGTCAATAGCCCCTGTGGTCATGGCTGTAACAATATCATCGTGTCTTTGTTTAATTATCTTCCTTAATTTAGTTATTATTTCATAATCCATCATTTTTTTCTTCCTCTCCTTATTGCTTCTTTCCCTTTTTTAGCAATAGAAACAACCTGATTTTTGCCCATAACTTTAGCTCTTTGTTCCATTACTGTTAGTATCTGTATTTTACGTGCAAAAGGTTTATTAACTCTTTTCACCTTTGCAACGGTTCTTCTGGC